CAGTTTTGGGCGCAGTTTTGGGCGCTACAGCTCGGACCAGTGATGGAACAAGTCGGCCCCAAACGCGCCGCGCTTCAGCTTCACAGTGCCGGTGTCCGGCACACGACGGCCATCACTGTATGCGTAGAAGTTCACCGCCAGGTTATAGTCCTGGCCTTTTGGCGGGGCAATCGCCTCGTCGGCCAGGGTGGTGATGTTACCCATGAACCCCTCGGCCACGTCATTGGTGTGGGGGGTTGAGCCTTTGAGGACGGCCTCGATCTGCGCGATAACCGCGTACGGCTGCTGCTCCCGCTTCAGGATTACGGTGAACCGCTTCGGGTCGCGACGCAGACGAATAGCCAGCTCGCGGTCACGGTGCTGCGGGTCGGATAGGAGAGCCCGAACCTCCGGGATCACCATCTGCCATTTCAGCGCCGGGTAGCCCTCCGGTCGGTCGGGTTGTGGATTCTTGATCATGTCGGCAACGGCGTGCTTCAACACCCGCAGCAACTCTTTCTCAGTTTCTGTAAACGACATGGCTTAATTACCGCATAGACGGCAAGAAAAGTCAAACGCTTGGAGACGTGATGTAGGCTACACGTTTTTCGCGTACTCGTAGGAAACCTGATACTTGTACAACTTGTGCAAGTATCGAATGTGATTACGTCACGTGACGTTTTAGACATTTGGCGTATCTGTCCTGATACAGGTAGGAATTTTAAAAGAAATGATTTTCGTTTTATTTTCATCTGTGACCTAAGACACGTCCAAGACTATAGCCCGTCTTGTGGTCTGTGTCACAAACGACGTGGTGGACCTAGACACTACGTGTCAGGTCCTTAAATTTAATGTGCTTCATGATTTTTACCTATCTTTTCGATGGTCTGTATCTGTCTCTATGTCAGCTGTTCTATTTCGGAACTGATGTAAGTATATGTATATAGATAATAAGTGTCAAACATACAGGTCAAGATAGGTTTTTACGCGCGCTTATACGTGCGTGCGTGCGTGGACACTGACACCTTAGGTGTCGTGTCGTGCAGCCCTAGCTGATGGGGTTAAGGTGGGCCAAAACAGCACGCTTTTTGGCGCTCAAAAACACGCTTTAACCAGGGGGTTTGACAAACATTGATGGAATGCGTAGATTGATTCTTGTCAGCGAAACGCCGAACCCCCGATAGCCGCCAAATGCGGCAGAAAGTGAGACCTGAAAATGTACCAGGTAACCAGCATCGAAGCAAGTATAACTGAATCGCAAGGGCTGTACGACGAACCGCAAGGAATCGAAACCAATGGCCAATGGTCTAAAGTCGCCGAAAACTACTACGGGGATATTTTCGTAGCGTCCTATGACGGGTCTTTGTATAAAGCCCAAATTGAAGAATGCAGCACCCCTATTGATCACATTTTCCCTGATCCGTCATGGCTCACCGTGGCTATTGTCGATCGTGAAGAAGTGCGCATGAGCAACGACGACAAGGCACGGCACATTGTGGATTTAGTGGACGATGAAACCCTACAAGCGGGGGTAGAGAGTGGCGAAATCGCCGTTTTCTACCAGGGGCCACAAGGGTGGTATCGCGCTAATGGCTTGGAAGATGCAGCGGATAAGCTAATCTCACGTAACGGCGTGGTGCTTTTTATCAGCGATACCGCTTGTAGTGATGAAGCATGGGAGAAAATCCACAATGAGTACCAGGCGTGGGCTGATGGATATATCTGGCGTATCTCGCGCGCCACTGACGTAGCAATAGGCGAAGCCGTGACGCATTTCACCATCAGCGATGAAGCCCTTGATTTGATTGGATGGGAACATGAAGTAGGCGGCGTAATCTTCGCCCCTGACTCTAGCGGGTGGAATGAGCCAGATTTGCCCGTGCAAGAACTAATCTAACCAGCATAAATAAAGGCTGTGCCCCCGAAAGGGGGTAACCCTTAGTCTTTCACTTGACACCGTAGACTTTAAGGAATATAGTGTTAGGTAGATGGTCAAAGGGACCGGGAAGCCGCGTAAAGCGGGAAGATGTAGACCTGAAAGGGGTCGAAAATGCAAATCGTATTCAACGTCGAAAAAGAAATTGAGTCGCGTGGCTGGTCTGAAGCGTGGTATAAGCTGGAGGAAGTCGCCAAAGACGTTGCCCGAAGCCTACAGCACGAACTGTGGCGCGCATACCCCAAACTTGGCGGTCAAATCGCACAGCCCATCGTTGAGGCTGATGGGGAAAACGTCACCGTCGAAACCGCTCACAGCGAGATTGAGACCGCTGTACGTGAATCGTTCGAACAGGTGTTGCTGGAAACCCTAGCTAAGTCGTACCCTGACTACTTTTTCGACAAAACCGCGGGTGGGTTGGCAGACGATATTGTTTTTGGTGAAAACGGTGAAGTCGATAGGTGGATTGACAGCACGCATGAGCGACTGCTGGAGCTTGGCGTAACATGGTCTGGCCTACCCGGTGACGCGGAATACGTGACCGACACGGAATTTCAGCGGGTGGTGAACCTTGTGTTAATTGAGCTGGAGGACACCCTAACTGATTTTCGGGTGGAGAATCAGAACCCGCTCTTAGGCATTGAGGATTTGATGAATGAGGGCTACTACCTTGACCTTGCGGAATCAGTGTCGATCAATGGCTTTGACTGTGACAGCGAAGATGCTAAGCGGGTTCAGGATTTAATCGAAGATCTGGAGGAAAACCCGCACGTCGATCTAGGTTCGGACGAAATTCACGCCGCCATGCTGAAAAGTGACGAAAGCGGGTTGGTGCAGGTTGCGCGCAAGCTTGAGGGTACAGGGCTGTACGACGTGACAGAAGTGGTGCAGGAATGCGTCAATGAGTACGCGAAAATCTTCCGTCCCGACCTTGCGGAAGAATGGCCGGACGTGGCTAAAGCCACTAGTGAAGCGCTAGAGCAGCTAGTAAGCGATATTGAGGGTGGCGATAGGGCTTTGGACTACCTGTACCAGGAAGCACAAAACGCTTGCATCTACTACGTAGACGTGGTGGCCATCTTTGACGCCATCGGTCTTAGTGAACTAGACGATTTGGTAGACGAACCGCAAATAGCCATGGAAGCTATGCCAGGTGAGGAAGTGAGTTTGTCGATGGTTTTCACCAGGTTGGCCGCAATGGTGCTTGAACGCCTCACCGTCACCTACGCGGTGGAAGCCCTAAGTGCTTTGGCTAGAGAACTAAAGTCATAAGGGAGTACCTCCCCTGAAAAGGGGGGCCCCTTGGGGACTGACTTGCATCATGGAACTGTGTGAGTTATGATGTAGGTACAAGCTCAAAGGGAGCTAACACCACGAAATGTGGCGTAGTTTTGGGAAAACCGAAAGGGTTTTGAAAATGTTCGATCTTATTATGTTCTTCGTTCAGATGGTTACCACGCACGATTACGCGCCCGTGATGGACGTGTGGGGATTTGGCGAAGACTCCAGCATCGTTGATGTGGCCATGTCCGTATCGGAATCGGTTTTCGGCCTGTACTCGCCCGTGCGCTAGGGGAAAGGTAAAGGGTGAACGTGATGAAAAACACTGAACACAACAACAGCATGGCAAGCCGCCTATACTACAAAGCGGAATCCATTTGGTCCGATTTTCAAGCCAACCACTGCATCGACCCAATAGGCTGGTACGACAGCACGTCGATGGAGCGAGAAGACATGTTGTTTTTCTTCCCCGTTGTGTCTGCTGATTTTGACTGGTCAGACGCAGAAGCGCGTAAGGGAGCAATGCGCGACATGGACTATGTGATCGGCGTTTCGCACGACACGATCCTTGACACGGTGCAGGAATGGTACGCACAAGCCGACAGCGATGGACTAGGGAGGTTCGTGGTCAACGAACTGGTGGCGGAATATTTGCCGCAAATGCTAGCGCGAGAATCGGCGCTGTGTGAGTACCGTGGAAAAATGATCGACGTTCTGGCCGAAGCCGCGCGTACCCGGTGGGATAGGTGAGGGCAATGTACCAGGGCATGACTGAAGCAGTGAAAAGCACACTGTTAGGTGAGCTGCAAAGCATCGAAAGCGGGTTTTGCTATGAATTTCAGTTCGACTACGACGAAAACCTTATTTGGGAGAAAGACTACATCTACGAAAGCCTGTTCGCACCCATCGTGTGGGAGTCTTTCAGCTGGAGTTCCAGCGCGATTCAGGTGTGGCTGGAAGACTTGCGTGACGTGTCCTACAGCGCAGAAGATGCTGGGTGGAACGTGGATAGCGTGATGGAGTTCGAATCGCGTGTCGAAATGCTAGCCGAAAAGGCTTTGGAAGAATCGAAAACATATCGGATTGAGTGGGAGGATTAAGGAAAATGTGGAATGACGTTGTAGGCGAGGTCGCCCAAACAGAATGGGTTTTCGATATGGACGGCTATACGTGGGTTGGTGACATGCTGGTGTATGAGGAAGATTTGGCGGACGGGTACGAAATGGAGTTGGTAGAGTACGTGATGTAGAACACGTTGCGGTTTAGGGGGTCGGGGTTGACGTTTTAAGGGGTACGCGCTAAGATTAGGGTGTACCCCAAAGACACAGAATGTTTGGGCAGAGAGACATAGAAAGGTGGGGGTCGAAATGACCTATTTGCGAGACACTGATTTTCACGACACGGCATACGCTGTGGAAGTAGACAAGTACACAACCATATACCGTATCGAACCAGCCAGGGGAACAGAAGACTTTCGCGAAATGGAGCGCGTGTACTTTCGGGGTCACCAAATTGCTTTCGCGGGGCTTATCGCCGACGGTGAAGTCGGCCAATGGGAGCACCAATGGGCCGAATTTGATGCAGAAAAAGGCGAAATGTGGGCTGTTGTCGATGTTGAGGGTGGCGCAGAAACAGCACCGTTCCGGGTTGCTAGCAAAGCGGACGCCCAAAAACGTTTCGGCGATGAACTACAGGGTGTGGTGTCGTTTGGTGACGTGCGTGACGAAGTGAAGCGGGTGGCATTGGCTGTCGCGTGTGACATGGTGCTGATCGTAGGCAGGTGGGAGACTCTAAATACAAAAGTAGAGTACACTCATGGCCTTGTGTGTGCCGTGGAATACGGCGATGGATTCATCGACTACGATAGCGAGGTTGAGTTGTCGCTAGAACAACTGTTCAAAGAAAACAGCGAACGCCTTGTGCGTGGCGGTCGGGTTGTAGGTGCCAACGGTCTGAAAATCGTTGAGGGAGAGAAAAAGTAGTGGTGTTTGACTTGACCGATAAGGACGTTTGTTCAGAGCTGTTAGGAGGTCGCATAAGCCGAAACGGCACCACCGTCAAGTGCTACCGTGATGGAATGCAAGTTTTTCGTGGTGCCTACCGCGTTGTAGGTGTCTTTTTCGATGGTGAGCGCCACTATTGGGAGGAATTGGAGTGGGAGGGGTCGCTAGTAAGACAATTAGACGATCTTGCAGCGGAAGCGGAAATTTATGGTATCGGTTTTGTGTACATTGGAAGCGGAATCGATCGTTCGGAAGACAAAGATATTATTAAGGCTGTTTTTCGTGAATGGCTTGAGGAAGTGAAGTGGTAGACATGAATAAGCGCATATATGATAGCGGTTCCCTGCGGGGGTTTAATGTGGTATCGCAGATGTACCCTAGTGGTGCGGGGTGTAAGGGGTTCTGTGGCGGGGGTTCTATGGAGAGTGTGTCGGTGGCCTACGGCAACGGTGAGAACATGGCGCACGGTGGTGTGTTAAGTATGCGTTGGTATGAGATATCATGGCGAGATAGGGGGTTTGAGGGTAGGGGGTTGTATGAGGGGGTTGTACACCGTAGGGTATATAGCCTTGATGGTGTACGTGGTAGTGAGGTTGTAGGCTATGTCGGTATCGGCGTTGATATTGATGGTGCATGTGATGGATTCATCGTTGACCGTGTCATGATGGAGTGGCGTGTGATGGTGGAGGGGTTGAACGGCATAGGGTAGAGATGTAGGGGGTGTGATGTGAAGACGATAAGAGAAAAGTAAGAAGAAGCTTAGAGAAAGGTTAAGGTGTTGTCATGAGTGGTGCACTTTTGTTTGGGGTTGTAGTGCTAGTTTCAGTTGTCGTATCGGGGTCTGTTGGGGTAATTCTTAAAGCTTTCTTAGGTGACTCTAAGGAAAGTAAGGGTGTGGATAGTGAGGGAGAGGATCGTGGTGCGGGGGAAACGTCACGTGACGAAAATAAGGGAAAGGATAAGGGTGCAATCATTTTCGATGGTGGAGTCGTGAGCGCGGAATACTTTCGTGGGTATTTAGACGGCCACCGTGACGGTTCGGGACGTAATGACGACGCGCTAGGAATGGTGGCGCTGCAGCAAAGGTGCCGTGATGGATACTATTCACGGTGACGCATAAGATACGGCGAACCCCTCCATTTTGGAGGGGTTATTTTTGTGCGTGTTATAATGAGGCTAGACCAGGGGGAGGGGTACCCCCTCCCCGGTGCATTTCCGCAGGTCGGGCCGGTGCTGCACTTTAGAGTCTGCGATAGTTTAGAAAACCGGCTTAGGTACACATCCCCAAAACCACTGCTTATACTGAAAGATTGCACACATTGTGCAATTTTGCACTCGGTACGAAAAATTTCACACACTCTGCAATTTTGCACTCAGTGTGCAACTTAGTTCGTGTCAAATCGACACGAACTCGAACCTTAAGGAAGTCTGAAATGGCACGTGGAGGCGCACGCAAGGCTGGCGGCCCGTCGAAAAAAGGCGCGAAGGCCGCTGTCAAGATACTCACTCCCGTCGAACACGACACCTCGGATATCCCTCCCCTCCCCGACTACCACGACTACTTCATCCCGCTCGCAGACAAAGACGATCCCGCGGACGGCGAATGGTTCAAGGCGGTGCAGGACTGGTGGGATTCGATTTGGTTGTCTCCCATGACTCGTGAGTGGCTGGCCAGCGACATCCACACCTTATACCAGGCTGCCGCGCTCCTCCAGGAGTCCCTGAACCCGTTCTACAAGCTCGGGGACCGCATCAAAGCGCAGAAGGCGCACCAGGAGATTCTGAAAATGTACGGCCTGACGCCGTTGGCCCGTGAACAACTCCGCTGGTCTGTTGCGCAGGGTGAGGCCGCCGCGACAAGAACCAACCAGCTCAGAGCCGCCGCTCCTACTAAAATCTCCGCCAAGGTTGTGCGCGACGAGATGCAGGCGCTATACTCTAGGCACACCGGCACCATAGATGCCGAAATCCTGGGTTGACATCACCCCCGTCACCCCACCAGAACACCCCGGACGCCGCCTGCAACCACTACAAAACAGCGCGCCGGGGTTTAAAAATTGACATCAGACCGCTCTTAGGCTACAATCAGTCTTGCTGGGATTGATTACCCTAGTACCTTTGTTATGGTAAGAATCACTTGCGTGCTTCTTATTGAACCCCCGGCACGGGCACTTTGGCCGGGGGTTTTCTTGACCCGTGTTACAATGAAGACGTAAAGGCGGACACCTTGCTCACCCTCAGTAAGGCTTACCGCCGAGGCTTCCCGGCCTCACTAAACTTCTAAACATGCGGCCTGGCCCTCGTAAGGACTTCTTGCCCCCAAGACAGCCAGGACCGGACCCCCAGGAGGGCTGCGGCGCCTGGGGGTCGTTAAGGCAAAACAAAAACCCGGCCGATATGCCGGGTCTCTGTTCCTCTAGAACCTTCTTCCTTTATACACTCTCGGCTCGCCAAGCGCAAATCCCGGCAAAAACAACCATATTCTCCGTTTAAAGGCACATAAACGCCAAGCAAACCACCCTCTAGAGTTGACAGTTCCTCCTCCTCCCGCTAAACTCGTCTTCGAGCACAAAAAGTGCCCACCAGAACCAAAGTCCAGAGGAGGACTGCACATGAAAACACTCAGGTACACAGAAAACGAGTACGTGGAGGCCACTAAAAAAATTTGGCGCAAGCTCCCAGATGAATTCAAGGCTTTCAACCTACCCAGAGACGAAGAAGGCTACATCATTGGCGGAGTCGTCGACGATGATTCCATCGTTGAACCAGGAGCAGTCATCGTTGGGTCAAACATCAAAGGCGGCACCCTGATTGAGGAAGGCGCCATTGTCATTGGCTCCACCGTCAACGCAGGCTACGTCGGCGTAGAATCCTTCATCTTAAGTTCGGAACTCGAATATTCAACTGTCTACCAGGAAACCAAGGTTGAAAACAGTTGGCTGTGCAAGTCCACTGTGGACCGCTACATCCCCGTCATAGGCTCCGTGTTGGAGAAAACACTCGTGACCGGCGCAACCTCGCGCATCAGTCGGTCTTTCCTGTCGGGATGCGACCTGCACCGAACCCGCCTAGACAAAACCCTGGCCGCGAACACACGAATCGGTTCCCTGCAGCAGCCGGACGAAAACTTCGCTGTTTTCACTAACTGCGTCATGGCGTACGCCACCATCACCTGCACGGATGACGAAACCCGCCACATTCAAGGCGCGTTCCAAGCCCTGGTAACCCCGAAAACCCCGGTGCGTGCAGCGGAGGTTGGCCTGGAATCCACCTTAACATTCTTCAACAGGCTGGACGGCTCAGCGGCCATCGACTTCGCGTATGCACGCAACCCCCTGCCGCTGCACGCCACCGCGGAAGCCATCCAGCAATTCGGTACCCTCAACTGGGGCCGCAATTTCGTTGAACAGCAGTATGAGCTGATCAACGAGGCAACCCAAGGACTAGGCCAGGAAATCCCCGGCACACTCATTGACATTGATGGCGTCACCACCGCTATCGAACTCCTCGACGAAATGAAAGAAGCCTTCCAATGATCCTCCTGACCATTGTCTCCTACCTTGATGTTCTGGCCCACATGGCCATTCAATACATCCCGGCCCTGCATCCGACCGGCGCACCCTTATCCTCCTTCCCTCTGCACGAAATGATCGCGGGTAAGCCGGACACCGTCGTGCCGCCGCTCAACCCATAACTCCTTTTCATCCAGTCGGGGCCCAACCGGCCCCGATAGACTAGAAGCATGAGCAGAAGACCCCCGCCAAGCCGAACTCCGAAGTTTTCTTTAGCCACCCCAGAGGAGTTGTTTTTCGGGCACAGCCCCGACATTGACTTGTTTGTCGGCGACAAGGCCGATAAGATAGACATTAAGAAAACCAAGCGGTTGTTAAACAACGCTAAAGAGACCTTCTGAGGAGGAGGAATGGAAACAACAGCCAAGGCCGAAGACCTCGGCATCCGCCAGGGTGAGCGGGTCATCTTCGTCAGCAAGACGGGCCGTCCGCACGAGTGCACAGTGATAGCCGTCGACGATAATAATCATCGTATCGCCCTCACCGGCCCCGACAACCAGGCAATGTGGTACGGCTCACAAGCATTACCAGCCCTCAAAAATCTCAAGGGTGCCACCGTCGGCCACCTGGTGACAAAAGAACTATGCGCCGCCACCGACGCGGATTTCAAACGTCTGGCAGACAAGACCGGCGGTGATCTGCTCGACACCCTTATTGCTTTCGACAACCAGCACAGGGGTTTCGACATCAGCCATGAACAACTAAAGCAGCTGCGCGTGAAATTCCATGCGTATGCCTCGTTGATGTCGATGCGTCACCGCTGCCGTAGCATTGGTGCCGTAACCAAACCAAGCCCCTGCGCTATCTGACAAGCTCAAACCAACTCAAACCCTAGAAAGAGGACCAATGAGTATATTCTTCGACCGGGAAACCGCCGGTAAACTGGCACAGGCACGCTGGGACGCGGGTTTCCCCGAAACCCTGCCACCAGGCCAGCACGCTCCGCGTAAACTCGTGGACGACATCATCCAAAACGGCTCCGTAACAATGGAGGTGTCCGTCCGCCTCAAAGACATTGAAATGCCGTACAACGATCTCCGCGCCGCCATTGAGGCCGCGCTGGTCGGCCCGTACCTGGAGTTCACGGACCCCAACACAACCGCGGACGACTGTACCCGCCCCGCTGAAATCAGCGCCGACAGCCTGCGCAAAGCTCTGGAGCTGGATCGCGTCAAATTCGACATGCTGTCGGAGATACAAGACATCCGCTCGTTGCAGAAACAAGCCACAACCCAGAACGCCCTACAATATGTGGCGGACCGCACCCAGGCACTGAACAAGAAAATCGAGAAAGCAGGTTTAAGCTATGACTCACCGTCTTAACTCAGCACAACAGCACCCCGGCCGTTTTAAAGGCCATGGCTACCAGCCGCGTCACGCCGACCCAACCTCCACCCCCGCCAAAACAACCAAAATCGGCCACGCCGTCACCAAAATGGGTGCCGCAGCCGCGGTCGCAGCCGCCGCAGTGTTGGCCCTGGCCGGGTGCGCCGCAAACACCGACACCCCCGTAGAGCCTCAAACCAAAACCCAAGACGTCAAACTCGAAGACGGCTCCGAAGTAACCTGCGTCCTTTTCGACGAGTTCGACAGTACCTCAGAGTCCAGTTTCGACCCGAACAAGTTCCAGCTGCAGGCCGTGGACTGCGACTGGGCTCACCGCCGGGCCGGGGTCCATGCCAAACCGGACACTAAAGACCTCCCACGTGAAATCCCGACCATCACCCTCACCCCTGAACCGAACGAAGGTGCGTGATGTTCGACCAATACCAAGACAGCTATGACAAAGAGCTCGGCTACGAAGAACTGAGCGCGAAAACGCTAAAAGAGCTTCTTTTTGGTCGCCGCATTGTTGATGTTCGACCGGGTGAAAAGAACTACTTCGGCGGCTTGGATATCTCCGCTCTCGTCCTGGACGACGGAACCACCGTCTATGTCGTCCCCAACGAAGGCTGTGGCGGATGTGTGACTGGCAACTGGTGGATTGAGAAGATCGCTACCACCAACAACGCAATCACTGACGTCCGCTGGGTCACCGACAACTACCACTCAAACCCGGACATCGGCGACTGCAATGAAAGAGTGCAGATTTTCGTCTACACCGAATCCAGCACCGAAGCCAAGGAAGTCCTCACCCTTGCAGGCTACGAGGATAACGGCTTCTACGGCTATGGTTTCGAGCTTTACCTCGTTGGTGTTGAAACCGAGGCTAAGAACAAGGAGGAGCGGTGGGACTACCTGAAATAGCCGACGTCATCAAGGTAGCCTTGTTCATTGTCCTTCTTGAAGCCGTTTTCCAAATCGCCGTCCATCTGAAGTAACCCTAAGCACCAACCCCGGCCTTAAAGTCGGGGTATTCTTAACTTGAGACCCCTCAAACCCCGTCCTTGAAAAGGAGAAGAAATGCCTGTTCCCGTCATCCGCCACTACGAGTCTGTGGCGCCGGTGGTTCACATCCACGCCGTCAGCCTCAACAATAATTCCGCTTTCGTCGCTAAAGACCTGGCCAGCCGCCTCGCCTACGCGAAAAACCCCCTGCAGCGCTGCCTAGTCAAGTACACGGAGCACCGTCTCACACCGGACGCAGGCGCGCACGGCACGCCTGTGACGGTCACCTCCGTCTACGACAGCCTGCGTCACGCACCGTCCCCCTCAAACCCACAGCACGAGGTGGACGTGTACAACACCAACACACCCGCCGAGGCCGACCCGGACACAGTTGTGCTGGTTGTCCCCAGCTACGGCCAGTTCGTCACCCTGGAGGACGGCAGCCGCGTCAAAGGCCCGATGGTCCCGACGTGTTTCCGTAAAGTCCTCACATCACAAAAATTATGGCCACTCCCAACCCCGCCGTTCGGACCGACGCCGGTGTTTATTGTCGGCTCCGGTAACCGCACGTTCGGCAGCGACTTCTGCGCGGCCATCCCAGAAGCCCGCGGTTTGATCCAGACCCACCAGAACCAGTGCCGCGTCTACACGCACGAACTTGACCTGCGTGGCACACAGTCAGAACGCGACCAACTGCTCGTTGCCGTCCGGGATTCCGCGATCCGGCAGGCGTACTCGACTTTCACAGCCCGCGCGGTCTTATAGAGTCCGCCTTTTCTCTTTTACCTCCAGTCTCGACCCTCTTCGGAGGGTCTATTTTTATGCCTACACCCCAAAAACACCCCCGATCAAGTGTGGCGTCAGTCACACCGTCTCTAAACCTGAGAAATTCTTATCATTTCGTGACCATTTCGTGATATTTTCCTGAACACTGTTCAAAAACGGTGTTTAGTGGTCTAGGTCACAATACTTGAACGGTGTGCAGCCTGAAGGTACCTTATTGTTTGAAAATCGTCAAACTTTCTGACCTGCGCATTTTTGGTCGCAGATGTGCTAGGTTAACAACAGGTTAACGAGTTGCATTAAAAAGCAACCAAATTCGTGAACACTGTTCACGTTTTCGAGCCCCCTCCAAGCCCCGGTTTGGCGCCTGGGCACGCACCCGCGCACGTATAGGCGAACAACAAACCCGCTGGTCAAGTATGGTTTCCGCTCTTTGCTACCACCTCGAAACTGAGAGAAAATAAGTGACCTAGGCCACAAAGTAGCATATTCACTGCAAATCCTGAGAGAAAAAACGCCAGGTGGATGATGCCTGCGAAACGGACGAAAACCGAAAGAAAAGGTTATAAATGCAGGTCAAACCCCACTTCAAACTTGATAACTTAGGATAGGCTAGCCTAAGTTGGAGGGGGTTGGAAAATTATTATATTTAT